ACGCTAAAGAATCTTCGGATAATGACCCAAGCGGAAAACTTGGTTAAGTCCAACAAAATGCCGGATTTAGAAGAGACTTGGAAATACCTTGACACCCCAGTAACAACCTGATAAAAAGACTCAGGACTAGGAATTTTCACCCGTACAGACTGACCTAGCAGACTTAGTAGAGACGGTACGGGTAAGTGCTACTACACGAAAGGAGCCTTCAATGGCCCGCACGACTTTCAATGGACCAGTTGCGTCCCAAAACGGCTTTATCTCTGGACACGAAGTTGGCACCGCCAACGCAATCAATGCAAGCGCAACGGCTACCGCAGCCCAAGTTGCTTCTGGTTACATCACTTCTACCTCTGCTTTAGCAACGACCATCACGCTTCCTACTGGTACTGACCTTGGAACTGCGATTGGCGCTACTAAAGGCACGGTGCTTGATCTCTATATCGACAACACCGCTGGTGCTAACACGGTGACGATTGCTGTGAATACCAACGCGATTCTTTCGACCGCTGCCGCTGATACGGCTGGCTCCTTTGGTGACTTGACTGTTGCTTCCGGCGCCACTGGTCTTGCTCGTTATACGTTGATGTTCTCTAGCGCTACGGCATACGTTTTCACCCGCACCGCTTAATAGGAGGCTCACATGCCTACTATGCAATATGATGTATTAGCGACTAAGCCGCTGACATCGACCGGCAACTTTTTGGACCAGAATAACAACGCTATTCAGCGTGCACGGATCAAAACGATCTACGCAGTTAATGGTACGGATGCTGGTTCGGTGGTGATCCGTGAGGGTGGCGGTTCTGGCAAGATCCTCGCTACGATCAATACGGCGGCTAGCGGTACTGCGGGGTACACAATTATCCCAATGCCGGGTGAAGGCATACTGTGCGAGTCGGGTCTGCATGGGACTGTTACCAACACCACGTCGATGACCCTGATCTACGGCTAAATCATGCGGAACCAAGGCGAATACTTACTAAACGGGCGCAGGATCTTTTTTGCGCTTCCAGCCTATGACTTTAAGGTTTCCTTAAAGCTTGCTACGTCTTTAGTGAAATTCGCCATGGTTGCCCCGCAGATTTACGGGGTTGGTCTTCAGATTGGCTCCATTTGCGGGTGCTCCGTGGTGTCTCGGGCTAGAAACCTGTTGGCTCGTCAGTTCTTGGATTCCGACTGCACGGACCTGATGTTCATTGATTCGGACATTAACTTTGACCCCGCAGACGTGTTCCGGCTTTTGGCTTGGACTACGGATAAGGGTATTGCTGCTGGTATCCCAGTGGCCCGTAAAAAGAACAAGGTCTTTATATCAACTCTTGATATGGACGAGACTGGGCACGTGCAGATGAACAGCATGGGTCTAGTTAAAGCCAAACGTGTAGCCACCGCTTTTATGATGGTGCAGCGCAAGGTGTTTGAAGACATGGATCAGAAGATGCCGGAGCTTGAGTATTGGGATGAAAACAACCAATGCATGCTCAAGTCTTTCTTCGACTTTAAGTCCACCCCAGATGGCTACATTGGCGAGGACTATTTGTTCTGTGATCGTGCCCGTGAACTAGGTCATGAGGTGTGGATCGACCCGACAATTAAGCTGGGCCACATGGGAGTCGAAGAGTTTACTGGGTGCTTTGGAGAAGACTGGCTCTACCCCCGGATGGCTCCAATCGATGCAAAGAAAGAGGTGGCGTAATGGCTACTAAGCCCCTTTCCAAAAAGACCATGGCTTGCAATAAGCCAAAAGCAACACCTTCTCACCCTAAAAAATCCCATGTGGTTAAGGCGTGTGAAAATGGTCGTGAAAAGATCATTAGGTTTGGTGAGCAGGGCAAGAAGGTCGGAACCGTTTCTGGTACGGCTGGCGCTCCCAAGGCTGGTGAGTCTTCAACAATGAAAGCAAAACGTAAATCCTTTAAGGCCCGACATGCGAAAAACATCGCTAAGGGAAAAATGTCAGCAGCCTATTGGGCTGATCGCGTAAAGTGGAACAAAGGTGGAGAAGTTAAATGACTGTAGAAATGCTACTTGGGTTTGTTTACTTACTTCTCGGAGTGCTTGGGTGGTTTCTCAAGGGCGCTATTGACGAGTCGAAAGATACTAAAAAAGATTTTGTGGACTTCAAAGTAGAAGTGGCCCAGCAGTACACCCACAAAAATGACCTGCGTGACATCATGGTCAGCATCAACGAGCGATTCGACAGGATCGAAAAGAAACTAGATCGACTTATGGAGGGCCGATAACATGGCTTACGAAGATACCGAAGACTACAAAAACCTAATGAAGGCTCAGGAGCGCGAGACAAAAGAAGCTGCTGAACCCAAGAAAATGTCGTTTAAAGAGGCGTTTGCTTCTGCTCGTAAGGGTGGAGATAAGACGTTTACTTGGAATGGCAAGAAGTACACAACCGAGATGGCTGGCGAAAAGAAAGCCGCTCCCAAAGCCGAACCTGCTAAGCCCGCAGCTAAAACCGAAACAAAAGTAGAAAAACCCGGCCTCTTCCGTAGAACTATGGCTGCTTTGGGTGGAGTCAAGCTCCCTCAGTCGGACTATGGTGTTGAAACCGAAGAAAAAGACGAAAGACCTACTACTCGTCCAAAACCTGTTTCAACTGCCGCCGCTATTCAGGCTAAAAACATGGGTTACAAAAAAGGGGGTTCCGTTTCTTCCGCTTCCAAACGTGCCGATGGTTGTGCTACTAAAGGCAAAACTCGGGGAAAGATGGTCTAAATGGCTATGATGGAAAAACGTGACGACGAGACTATGGCTGAGTTTGAGGCTCGTGTCGCTAAGGCAACTCGTGAGTACAAAAAGAGCATGGAGAACCACCCCCTGTACAAAGCACTTCGTCAGGGTGAGCCGGGGCACGACTATGACTTTAAGAAATACGACATGCCTCCTTCATACGATTCGCTGGAAGAAGAAGCAGACCGACCGGTAGAAAAAGCAAGAAAACGCCGCTCTCAGATTGAAGAGCAGGAAAGAAAGACTGGCAAGAAGCAAATGTTGGCTAAAGGCGGTTACGTCAAGGCTGCTGATGGATGCGCTAAGAAGGGTAAGACTAAAGGACGGATGGTTTAATGCCCTCTACGTCTGCCAAACAGGAAAAGTTTATGAGGGCGGTTGCTCACTCGCCCAAGTTTGCAAAGAAGGTGGGCGTCCCTCAATCTGTTGGAAAGGAATTTACGATGAAAGACGAGAACAAAATGATGAAAAAAGAAGGCCGTGGGATGGCTAAGGCTGACATGCAGAAAGTTGCTGGCAAAGCTGTTAAAGGCCACGAGCAGCGTATGCACGCCGCTAAAAAGGGCGGAATGATCGGCGCCTCCAAAATGGAAAAGGTTAAGACTGCTGCCCCCAGCCGTGATGGCGTAGCCACTAAAGGCAAAACCAAAGGCAAGATGGTTAAGATGATGAAGGGTGGTTCCTGCTAATGATGCCTTCACGCGGGATGGGTGCTATAAGCCCATCCAAGATGCCTAGAGCAAAAACTATCGAGCGGAAAGATGATCCGAACGAGGTTGACGTTTATAAAGAAGGCGGAAAGGTCGAGTCCCGCGTAAATGAGGCTGGAAACTACACTAAACCCGGTATGCGAAAGCAGATATTTGAGGCAATTAAGGCTGGTAGTAAGGGCGGTAAGCCCGGTCAGTGGAGCGCCAGAAAAGCCCAAATGCTTGCCAGAGAGTACAAAGCCAAAGGCGGGGGGTATAAAACGTGAGAGGGTTGTCGATACAATTTTACCTGATTCCCGGGTTGATGTTTGGTGTTGAGATGCAAAGAACCCCGGATGAGGGGAAACCTGTGTTTGTTGTAGACCTTTTTATCCTCCGCTTGATGTTTGAAGTTGATTCAGATGGCGATGCTTAAGAAGCCGCAGCAGTCTTTAAAAGCATGGACCGACCAAAAGTGGAGAACCAAAAGTGGTAAACCCTCCACCCAAGGCCCCAAAGCTACAGGTGAAAGGTATCTCCCAGAGGCGGCTATTAAGGCTCTCACACCTTCTGAGTACGCATCGTCAACGAGAGCCAAAAGAGCAGGAAAAGCCGCAGGAAAACAGTTCGTCAAGCAACCCAAAACCATAGCAAAGAAGACAGCGAGATTTAGATGACCACCTCCGGCACCCAATCGTTTAATTTAGACCTCACGAATATCATCGAGGAGGCGTTTGAGCGTGCCGGTTCTGAGTTGCGTACGGGCTACGACATGCGCACGGCGCGTCGATCCTTGAACCTCCTTACTATCGAATGGGCTAACCGAGGCATTAACCTATGGACAATTGAGCAGGGTTCGATCCCGATGGTGCAGGGCACCATTACCTATAACCTCCCCGTCGATACCATTGACCTGCTGGATCACGTGATCCGAACCCAGACTGGAGTTGAGCAGACCGACATCAACATCAGCCGTATTAGTGTTTCTACCTACGCCAATATCCCTAACAAGAACGCCCAAGGCCGACCGATTCAGGTGTGGATTGACCGCCAATCAGGTGCTACCGAGCCAGATGGGTTAATTCCTCCCGGCACAACTATTAACTACCCGACGATCAACGTCTGGCCTTCTCCGGATCAGTCTAACTTCTACACCTTCGTTTATTGGCGCCTACGCAGGATTCAGGACGCTGGCAATGGTGTGAATACCCAAGACATCCCCTTCCGTATGTTGCCCTGTCTGGTGGCTGGGCTGGCCTATTACTTGGCTATGAAGATCCCCGATGCGCTCCCAAGGATGGATATGCTCAAGATGCAGTACGAGGAGCAGTGGGCGTTGGCTTCTAGCGAGGATAGGGAAAAGGCTCCTTTGCGGCTTGCGCCCCGTCAGATGTTTATTGGTGGTGGGGGTATGTAATGCCCAATAACTTCGCATCTGGCAAATGGGCCATATCGGAGTGCGATAGGTGTGGCTTTCAGTACAAGTTAAAGCAGTTGCAGGAAATCGTCATCAAGACGAAAAACGTGAATTTGCTGGTTTGCCCTAGTTGTTGGGAACCAGATCAGCCGCAGTTGCAGTTGGGTATGTATCCGGTCGATGACCCGCAGGCTTTGAGGAACCCAAGACCAGATACAACGTATATACAGGCTGGCTATACTGGCCTACAAATTGAGTCTGGAAGTGGCCCGCTAGGTAGCGGAGATCCCTCTGGAGGCAGTAGAATCATTCAATGGGGCTGGGCACCGGTTGGTGGTGCTAGGGCAGATGATGCTGGTTTAACCCCAAACAACTTGGCGCTGGGCATTTCGCTTGGCACTGTGACCGTAGCAGTAACTTAAGGAGTTAGATATGAGCGCCCCTGATAAATGCACTTTCTTCCCAGCCGAGACCAAAGATCCGATTGGGAAATACAAACAGCCCGAGGTTTACACGGGTGATGAAGGTAATAACGGCTACCCGAACAATGTCGCTAATACGCAAACTGTTAAGACTCGTGGTTGCGGCGCAGCAACAAAAGGCTGCAATTCTTCTACAAAACTGGGGTAAGTTGTGAACTACAACACTCTGTTTGAGACGATTAAAGGCTATACGGAGAACGATTTTCCGAACACCCAGTATGGCGACCCTACAGCCGCCAACGTTAACTTTACGTCTAAAGAACAGATTGATACGTTTATTCGACAGGCTGAGCAGAGGATTTATAACTCAGTTCAGTTTCCGTCGATTAGAAAGAACGTAACCGGCACCACAACAAACGGCAATAAGTACTTGTCCAGCCCGTCCGATTTCCTTGCTGTCTACTCGATGGCGGTAATTGATGACGACGGCAATTACGAGTACCTGCTAAACAAGGATGTGAACTTTATCCGGGCGGCTTATCCGAACCCAACGTCTACCGGCCTTCCTCAGTACTACGCTTTGTTTGGACCGACAACGACAAACGACAACCCCCCGGCGGTGACAAATGAGCTATCTTTCATCCTTGGCCCAACGCCCGACGACGCTTACAGCGTGGAACTTCATTATTACTATTATCCCGAGTCTATTGTTACTGCTAGCACTACTTGGCTTGGTGATAATTTTGACTCCGTGCTTCTTTATGGCTCGTTACTTGAGGCGTACACCTACATGAAGGGTGAGCCAGACGTTATTGCCAACTACGAGAAGCGGTACAACGAGGCTATTCTACTGGCTAAACGGCTTGGTGATGGTATGGAGCGCAGCGATGCCTACAGGTCGGGGCAGTTCCGGATGCCAAATCTTCCTCAGAATAGCGGGGTTCGGTAAATGGCTTTCACGGGTAATTACACCTGCAACGTATTTAAAAGCGGTTTGCTGGATGGGAACTTTGATTTCTCCGGCAATACGTTCTATTTGGCGCTTTATACAAACTCAGCCACGTTGGATGCTTCTACGACTGCTTACACGACAACAGGTGAGGCTTCAGGTGGCAACTATGTAGCAGGTGGGCAGACGCTAACTCCGACGGTTTCAATATCCAATGGGGTAGCCTTTGTCACCTTTGCTAACGTATCATGGACAGGTGTTATTACTGCTCGGGGTGCTTTGATTTACAAGGCTGGGGCCAACGGAGCGGTTTGTGTTTTAGATTTTGGATCTGATAAAACTTCGGCAACTTCTTTTCAGGTTCAGTTCCCAGCCGCAACAAGTACTTCGGCAATTATTCGACTTTCGTAAAGGAGTTTTAAAATGCTTGCAAATAAAGCAATCCCTTCTGATAAAGCCGCCGCAAGCGTGGACATGGGCGGCGAGTTTAAATCTGGTGCTCGTGGTGGTGGTGTGTTTGTTTTTAAGTGCTACGACAAAGACGGCAACCTGAAATGGGAAGATAAAGCCCACAACCTCGTAGTTAACGAGGGACTTCAGGACATGAACCAAAAATACTTTGACGGCACTACTTACAGTGCTGCTTGGTATCTTGGTCTGGTCAATAACAGTCCTTCGCCTACGTATGCCGCTGGTGATACCTTGGCCTCCCACGCTGGCTGGGCTGAGACAACCGACTACTCTGGCAACCGTAAAGCAGTTACGTTTGGCACCGCAACAACGGCTGATCCTTCGGTGATCGACAACTCGGGTTCTCCTTCTCAGTTTTCTATGACTGGAACCGTTACTGTAGCTGGAGCGTTCTTGGCTTCGGTTGCTACTGGAACTTCTGGGATTCTTTTTTCGGTCTCTACTTTCCAGTCACCCGGTGCTCGTTCGGTCGTGTCAGGCGATACGCTGAATGTGACCTACGAATTTAGCCTCGACGCTGCTTAAGGAGTAATAAATGGCTACTACTTTTGCTAAAAACCAAAACGTGCGGGTAAAAGCTGTTGTGCCCGAGGGTCCGGTTAGCGCTCTTCGGATGAACGAAGACGGGCAGTTTTTCTATCTTATTCAATGGACCGACGCTAACGGCAATGTTCAAAGCCGTTGGTTCAAGGAAGAAGACCTAGAAGCCGTTTAATGTGTTCGGTTATGCAACCTTCGCTGAAGTACCATTCGCCACCCTCCCGCAGGGTGGGGTTGTTTATTTTGTAACCGTCTCAGAATCCGCTACTGCCAGTGATGTTGTACGGGCGTTAGCGAGTTTTTCTTCACAAATATCGGAGTCTGCTATAGGCTCCGATTCCATTTCTGCAACGGCTATTTTTGTCGTTGTTATCCAAGAGTCCGCAACGGGTTCGGACGAGGTTTCTGCTAGCGCTTCTTTGGGCGGTCAGATTGACGAGTCCGCTACTGGCTCAGACGAAGTTTCTTCCTCTGCAAGTTTAAACAGCGCTGTTGACGAGTCCGCCACAGGTTCAGATGAGGTTTCCAGCACTGCCGACTTTAGTAGCCAGATTGATGAGTCCGCTACTGGTTCAGACGAGGTTTCGGCTAGTGCATCTCTAAACGGGCAAATTGATGAGTCCGCTACGGGATCAGACGAAGTTAGCGCTTCAGGTTCGTTTAATGGACAAATTGATGAGTCTGCAACTGGGTCTGACGAAGTAAGTGCAAGTGCGTCGTTTAGTGGGGCTGTAGATGAAGCCGCAACCGGTTCTGACGAGGTATCCAGCGCCGTCGATTTCAGTGTAGCGATAGACGAATCTGCCACTGGTTCTGACGAAGTATCTAGTTCTGTTGATTTTGCTGTACAGATTGACGAATCGGCTACAGGCGCAGATGAAGCTAGTGCTAGCGCAAGTTTCACCTCTCAGATTGATGAAGCGGCGACCGGGGCAGACGAGGTTTCTGCTACTGGATCATTCCAGCATCTTATTCAAGAGTCCGCTATAGGGTCGGACGAAGTGTCGGCTGCGGTGGTTTTTGTGGTCGTGGTGGTTGAATCTTCGATCGGGGCCGATGAAGTATCCAGCGCCGTTGACTTTACGGGTTTGGTACAGGAGGCTGGACAGGGGCAGGAGTCAGTAGCGGCGGCGGTTGACTTTAGTTCTTCTGTGCAGGAGACGGCGACTGGGTCTGATGAAGTTTCTGCTTCAAAAATAGCAAATAGTTTGGTTGCTGAGTCTGCTACAGCTTCTGAAATCGCTTCTGCTCTAATCGCTTTCTTGTCAAATGTGTCGGAGTCCGCTTCTGGGGCTGACAAAGTGTCGGCTACGGGGTCGTTCCAAGTCTTTATTGACGAAATGGCTCAAGGTTCAGACCAAGTTTTGGCTCTAGGAACCTTCCAAAGTTTAATAAACGAGTCCGCCTCTGGGCTGGATACCCCGT